ATAAAGATAAATTTAAAGATCCTTGGTGTCAAAAAGGAGATTGGGTTATCTTCGCTCGTTATGCGGGATCAAGATTACCGATTGAAGGTGGAGAAGTGCGAATACTTAACGATGATGAAGTTTTAGGAACTGTTAAAGATCCTGAATCTCTTCTTCATTTAATTTAACAACATAGGAGAAACTATGCCAGACGAAAACATAAAAGCATCAGAAGAACTAATTGACGTAGGCGAAACAGTAGGAGCTGAAATTAATTTTGACGACAAAGGAGAACCAGAAAAAGTTGAGGCTCCAGCAGTAGAAGAAGTAGAGGTAGAACAAGTACCTGAAGATAAAACTTTTGAAAACGAAAGAGAATTAAAAGTTAAACCTGAAGAAAAAGATGAGTTAAAAGATTATAGTGATGGTGTTCAAAAACGTATTGCTAAACTAACTCGTAAAATGAGAGAAGCAGAAAGACAAAGAGAAGAAGCTGTCGCTTTTGCTAGATCAACTAAAGCAGATAAAGACAGACTAGAAACTAAACTTTCAACTTTAGATAAATCCTACGTTAAAGAATTTGAATCAAGAGTTACAACAAATATGGATGCTGCAAGGCAAGCCTTAAAAGTATCTATTGAAGCAGGAGATGTAGATGGTCAAGTAGCAGCACAAGAAAGTATTGCTAGACTTGCACAAGATGCATCAAGATTAGGTGCTTTAAAAACACTTAATGAGGAAACAGTTAAAGAAGTTAGACAAGATCCTCAACCGGCTTATCGAGCGCCAGTACCAAGACAAGCTCCATCGGACCCTAAAGCAGAAAATTGGGCGTCTAAAAACACTTGGTTTGGAACTGATTCAGCAATGACTCATACAGCGTTTGATCTTCATAAAAAATTGGTGGAAGAAGAAGGATATGACCCTCAAACTGACGAATATTATAGTGAAGTGGATACAAGAATAAGACTTGAATTCCCTCATAAGTTTGATAAGATAGACAATACTTCTACAGAAAGAGCAAGACCTGCTCAGAATGTAGCATCGGCAAGACGTTCAGCCGCAACAGGACGCAAAAAAACTGTGCAACTCTCGCCATCACAGGTAGCAATTGCTAAAAGATTAGGCGTGTCATTAGAAGATTATGCAAAACAAAAACAACTCACGGAAGGAAATTAAGCATATGGAAAACGAAAAAATAAAAACTTCTCGTGCGAGTTCAACTAGAGCTAACGAAGCTAAAAAAACTACATGGACTCCACCCTCATCACTAGATGCACCACCTGCGCCGGAAGGATTCCGACATAGATGGATCAGAGCTGAAACTATGGGTTTTGACGATACAAAAAACATGGTAGGAAAGTTAAGATCCGGATGGGAATTAGTTAGAGCGGATGAATATCCCGAAACTGATTATCCAACTATGAAAGATGGAAAATACGCAGGAGTAATTGCAGTGGGAGGTCTATTGCTGGCTAGGTTACCAGAGGAAATCGCAAAATCACGTGAAGCTTACTTTGCAAAACAAACTAAGGATCAAGATGATGCAGTTAACAACGATTTACTGAAGGATCAGCACCCAAGTATGCCAATCAATCAAGAGAGGCAAACTCGTGTAACTTTTGGTGGTACGAAGAAATAATTATTTAGTAATTTCTAGTCCAACAAAATTAAATCAATCCGTACTGGAGGCCCTTAGGGGCAGGTACATAAAAAGGAAACAAAAACTATGGCAAATGCAAGTAACGTAGGATTTGGACTTAGAGCGATCAATACAGTTGGACAAACTCCAGCTACATCTGGTCAAGCTGAGTATAAAATCCAAACAGCACCAGGCGTAGCATCTAATAAAGGTGATCCAATGTCTACACAAGACGCGGCAGGCGGAAATCAGGGTTATCAACAAGATGCGGGCTTTACACTAACAGATGACGGCGGACAAGGAGCGGCAGCTTGGACTAATGCTACAGAAGCATTACTAACTGGCGTATTTAATGGAGCATTCTTTGTGGACGCTTCAGGAAGTCCAACTTTCAGCAATAATATTGTTGCAGGTCAAACTACATCTGTTGATTATAATACTGGAACAAATGAAATTTCAGCGTTTATAATGAACAACCCCTTCCAACAGTATACAATTAAAGCTGATGCAGCTGTTGCACAATCGTTAATCGGTAGTGCTTCAAACTTCAACACTTTAAACTATACAGCGGCAGACAATTTAAGTGGGCAATCAATTGCTAAACTTAATATTGCTTCTGCAGCGGCAACTGGAATGTTTAAACTAATCGGTTATGCTAATGATATTGATAACAAAGACTTCACTGTTACAGGTGGAGATGTTGTTGTTGCAATCGCTGGCGGCGCTGGTTTATACTCATAATCAATCTAAATAGGAGATAAAAAAACATGGCAATATCAAGAGCACAACTCGTTAAAGAGTTAGAGCCAGGTCTAAATGCACTATTTGGACTTGAATATAAACAGTATGCTAACGAGCACGCTGAAATTTTTGACACAGAAACATCTGACAGAGCTTTCGAAGAAGAAGTAATGTTAAGTGGTTTTGCTAATGCAGCAGTTAAACCTGAAGGCCAAGGCGTTCAGTTTGACGATGCACAAGAAACTTTCACTGCACGTTACACAAACGAAACAATCGCTTTAGCGTTTGCAATCACAGAAGAAGCTATCGAAGATAACTTGTATGACAGACTTGCGTCTAGATATACAAAAGCGTTAGCAAGATCTATGGCAAACACTAAGCAAGTTAAAGCAGCGGCAGTATTGAATAATGGTTTCAATAGTACTTTTGCAGGTGGTGATGGCGTATCACTATTTGGAAATGGTGCAGCGAATGCAATTGTTAATCACCCGACACTTTCGGGAACTTTTGCAAACCAATTAGCAGTACCTGCTGACTTAAACGAAACTTCATTGGAGCAGTCTTTAATTGACATCGCTGCAATGACTGACGAAAGAGGCCTAAAAATTGCGGCTAGAGGAATGAAAATGATTATTCCTTCTGAGCTTCAATTTACTGCTGACAGACTTATGAAGTCTGAAGGTAGAACTCAAACAGCAGATAATGATATCAATGCAATCAGAAACATGGGGATGATTCCTCAAGGTTATGTAGTAAATCACTACTTGACTGATACAGATGCATTCTTTATCAAAACTGATGTTCCAAATGGTCTTAAGCACTTTGTTAGATCACCTATCAAAACTACTATGGAAGGTGACTTTGACACAGGAAACGTTAGATACAAAGCTAGAGAAAGATACGTATTTGGATTCTCAGATCCAAGAGGCGTATTCGCATCTCCAGGCGTTTAATAAATAATTTAAAGGGCCGCCTAAAAACGGCCCTTTTTTTAACTACAACAAGGTGTGTAAATGAAAAAAACTACTATAACTATCTGGGCCTATAATTATCATGCAAAATTTAACATTGAGCATGAGTTTGATAATGCTGAATCTGTAGAAAAAGCAGTACTTGACAAACTGGGAGAAAACAGTATAGTGTGGGAGTATCTCGGAGATAGTTACCATCCGGGGTTAAATCGAATAACTTATGAAGAGGTTATAAATGATACAAGACCTATACAAACAAAAAAGGTCCTTGGAGTTGAAGTGGCAACAGGAGCATCTAGATAATAATAGATATACTCTTGAGATGGTCAAGATTGACGATAAAGTTAAAAGAGTCATTACTGACATCAAGCTTGAAGAAGCTAGAATTGCTCACTTACAGAACAACGTAGAAGGTTCTGCTCCACAAGTTTCTGTAGCTACTTAGACAAAAGCTACATCGCTGAAATCGCACTTTTACTGTAGGATCTCTTGCACTCTATTCAAAAATAAGATATAAATATCACACTATACATAAATTAATATTCTGCATAGACGCAGTATAGTCGACGGCCTAGAGACTATGTAGAATTTAACTAGGAGAATATATCATGGCAAATACTAACTTTTCCGGCCCAATATCAGCTGGAAACATAAGAAACACTACAGGAACAACACTTGGTGATAACGTAAAAAACACAGGTCAAGTTGTAATGTCTCAATCAATAATGATTGACACTGCAATTGCAGCCGGAGCAACTACATTCAATGTAGGTGTAATACCAAGAAACTCACAATTACTTACAGCTACAATAAGAACTTCAGTAGTTAATAATAATGGTACTTCATGTACTGTATCAATGGGTAAAACAGGAAGTGTTGCATACTTTTTAGCTGCTCAAGATGGTCAAACTTTAGCAGAGTACTCTACTTTAGCAACTGGATCTTTCGATGAAGCTGATAGATTTGGTTCTGATACTCAAATTATAGCTACAGTAACTACAGTAGGTGCAGTTTCAGGTACTCCCACAGGACAAACCACTGTTACATTTACATATTTACAAGCTAATAATTTAAGTGACGCTACAGCAGCGTAGTTTAATTAATAATTCAATGTGGGCTTCGGCCCACATATAAAATTTAAAAGGAGAATACATATGTCAGGCGGCGGATCTTTTTCAAGCGACCAAACAACCCTTAACTTTGCAACAATAGGTGGAGATACTTTATCTAGA